TTGCTGACCCAGAAGCAGGTTCAATATTTATTGCTGCTCCAGAATCTAAAGTTAAGATACCTGCTGAATCAATATCTACTGTACCATCTGCTGTTATCTGAATATTAGCTGCTTCTGCTGCCGCATCTGTTGTAGTTATATCTAATGTTCCATTAGTTCCTGCTGTGAATACTGCTGTATCACTAGCTGAACCAGTCATAGTTACAACTTTGCCGTTTATAGAAACATCATCTACAGTAAGAGCCGTTAAGGTTCCTAAACTTGTTATATTTGTTTGTGCGGCTGTTGTAACTGTAGCCGCAGTACCAGAAGTATTACCAGTTACATTACCTGTAACATTTCCTTCTAGTGTTCCTACAAATCCTGTAGCAGTTACTTTACCCGTACTAGGATTATATGTTAATGTTCCGTCTGATTCTAACCCTAAATTACCACCATCAACATCTCCACCGGAAGTAAATATAAGTGCATTACTTTCGTCTGTAGATTCATTATCTGTTATAGTAACTGTTGTTGCTATAGCCGCAGTACCTGTTGTATTTTGATTAAGTGTTCCTACTGTAAAGTCTAATGTGTTATCAGCATCATCATATGCTACTGTAATACCAGATTCCGTATTAGAAGTGACCATAGCACCAACAGTATCAGCAATTGTTTCTGCTAAAGTTGTACCATCTATAGTAATTGCATCAGCTTCAAGTGTACCATCAATATCTACATTACCGGATATGTCCAGTTCTGTTGCAACAATTTTATCATTAAAGGTTGCCGCACCTGCTTCACTTCCATCAATGGTTAAGAATGTCGTGTCTACAGTTCCGTCAGTTCCCTTAAATATGATATCAGTATCATCACCTTGAGCATCTACTGTAATGTTACCAGTAGAAGTTGCAAGAGTAACTGCTGCATCACCTGTTCCAACATCATCTAATAAAATACTTGCACTTGTATAAGTATTAAGTTGAGAAGCATTAATATATTTTGTCGTACCATCATCATCTACTAAAAATTTATCAGCATCTGCTAATGTAATTCCTGTACCATCCGTAGCACCATCTACTTGAATTGCCGCACCACTTACTTTATCAGCAGTTGAAATTGTATCAAGTTTAGTATCAACAATTGCAGCACTTGCATTTACATCCGCATTAACAATAACTCCTGAAGCTATGCTAAATACTCCAGCATTCGTTAATCCAACATCACCGCTTGGAACTACAGGATTATAATTTGTTCCATCAGCAACCATGATTGCTGTATCTGTATTAGTACCCATTGTCAGGTCATCACCAGAGATTGTTAAATCACCGGCAATTGTAACATTTGTTGTACCTGTAGGAATTGAAATAACAGCAGAATCAGCATCATTCTTAATTGTTATATCATTTGTTGAACCTTGTCCTGTTAGAATTAATCCTTCAGTGGCTGTGTATCCAATAGCCGCATTGTCTCCTGAAGAAGTATCAGCATTTGGTTCAACAGTAGTACCAATTACTACACCTGTTGATGTAATAGCACCAGAACCAACTGTTCCCGCTAAAGTTACATTAGCACCACTAAAAGTTGCCGCAGTTGTTGGAGTGGAACCAGATTTAATTAATAGTTCTCCTCCTGATTGTGTTAAGCTACCAAAAGTAGTTCCTGCATCTTTTAAGAATACATCCGCACCATCTGCATCCAGTATGATATCACCGGATGAATCCAATGTAATATCTGTTCCATCATTTGTAATAGTATCTAGGGCAATGCTTCCAATATTTGTAATATTAGAATCACTAAAATCTAAAGTTCCTGTTACATCAAAGTTTCCGCCTACACTTAAATCTCCAGTTATAGTTGCATTATCCGCTATTGTTGTTTCAGAAGTTGTATGTCCTATAGTTACAGCAATGCCACTTGTTTCAGTCGCTACCTTTAAAGCACCTACTGCATTTGTAATATAAGAATTAGACCCGTCATGATATAAAGTTAAATCCTGACTGTCACCAATCTTTAATGGAGTATCATCTGTTAATAGTAATGAATCTGCTGACTCATCCCATAAAAGATAACTTCCTGAAGCAGCACCAAAAAACTTTACATCATATCCTGCATCATCAACTCCAACTGTAAGTGTTCCTAATTGTACAACACCATCTGCTGAAGTATCCCACAGCCAGTATCTACTAGCTGTATCACCAAAAAACTTTACATCATGTCCTGCGTCATCCACACCAACATTAATGACATCAGTAAATTTAAATAAATCCTCATCTTCCATCCATGTTAGTACACCACTATTTGTATTGGCACTAAAGGTAACAACAATATCAGTATCCGCACCTGTACCAAAACTTATCGCATTACTGTAAAGTGTTGATAAAGGTCCGCCATCTCCGGTTGTTGAACCATCATGAGTATGACCTGTTGAGACATGAAATGCCGCTAATAATTGGTCATATTCATTATTCAGTAATGCTGCGGTAATCGTATCGCCATCTGAAAATGAACTCTGTCTAGTATAAACTGCCATAATAAATTATATTCTTCCTCCGGGTATAAAGTCTACATAAAAACCTGATACAGTATAAGGTGAAGCTGTACCATTACTTCTCATTTTAAAATTACTTGTGAACCCACTTCCTGTTAATGTTGATTTTTGTTGTGGAAATAATGTTGCTCCAAAAATCGCTGTTCCAAATACTGCTGTTCCAAATACTGCCGGGTTAGCTAAAGAACCAATACTTATTTCATCAGGTTGTGGAATATTATTATCTTCAAAATCATATCTGCATAAGACTTTTAAATTATCGTTTGTTCCTTCTGCTCTGATACTTGTCTTAATATAATACAAAGTCTTTCGAACACCTGAATCACCATAATCTAAATCGGGTGTCTTATAAATTGCCGCAACATTATCTCCACCAAAATCATCTCCTGAATCATGTGTATAAACATAACCATCATCTGATGCATGATATAAAACCTCTGAATCATTCTCATCCGTACCAGAATGTATTCTTCGAGCAGGGATTCCTTTTGTTTCACTCCACTCATACACAGCCGCACCAGTAGAAGAAATTTTAAATGTTCCTATAATTCCTAATTGAACACTATTTGCTTTAGATGAATTATAATAAAATAATCTGTATTGACTTTTTTCTCGTATAACCAGACTTGAAAAAGTAATTGTAGAAAGATAAGGTAAAATATTATCTCTGAATATTGGTAGAATTTTTCTACTGATAGAACTCAGTTCTATATCATCAATACGAGCTGTACCTGCAATTGTTCTTAAACCATCCGGTGCAAGAAAAATTAAGTCACCACCTATTTCTTGAACTGTATTACCATCCAATGTTCCAATATTTTTTGTAACGGAAGATAATACTACTGTACTATCTAAACCTGATAACTGATAAATACTATCCTTGCAAAATATAATTAATTTATCTCGAAAAGATTTTATTGCTCGTATCTGGTCTCCAACATCTATTGTTCCTGCACTTGCCCCGGTGAAATCTTCCGGTATTAATCTTGTACTGTATGCAATAACTTGTGGATTATCTGACTGTCCTGCAACAATTAATCGTTCTGAAAAAATTGTACAAAGTGATGGGTCTGATGGAGCTGACCTTGCTTCAATTTCCTTGAATGCATAAGTATACACACCAGATGCAATTGTTATCTTTAATTGTCCAATTTCATTTGTTCCATCCGTAATGAATAATTCTCCATATTGAGCTTCTCCTTCATACAGGGCAAATTGACAATTACTTTGACTTGTTCTTGCAACTGAGGATGCACTTGATAATTGTGCGGCAGTAGCTCCATTCTTATAAATAGTTTGACTTGAAGCTGTCGCTGCATAATTTTCATCCGCAGTCATTGATGTATTACTTGCTATTGCGGTAATATTATATTCTTCATCATTAACTCTTATATCATCACCAACAGAAAACTCTGAACTAAAAGATGTACCTGTTCCCGTTATTGTTGCTGAACCTGACGATACTGCAACTGTTCCTGTCTTGGCAATATAAGTATCTTTATTAACCTGTGACCATGTTGTGCCATCCGTGCTATAATAAATATGAGAACCTTGACACGCCACCACACCTTTTGCATATCGAAAAATACCTTCTATATCATCTGCACTACCATTTGGTTGATTGCTACCAAATTTTGCAAAGCCATTTATTCTTCGATATCCACCATGAATAGAGGATTCAAAATTCTGTAATTGTGTTGCGACACCGGGAGTTCGAAATAAAGTATGAGTTGTTCCTACCTTATCTAATCCACCTTCGCATATAACTGATACGCCTTGTTCTGCCATCTCTTAAACTATTGCTATTCTGTCATCCGTCATGCTATCAGGAAATGGTTCAATTAATTGTTCCCTCATAGTTCGTAAACCTTTTTTATATTCTGCATCTGCCAATTGAGCTTGGGAAATATTATCTTTAAACTGATGCATATAATATCTTGCTCTTGCTAAAAGAACTGTTGAATATTGTTTTGGAAATACAACTGTATCTCCTTGACCTGATAATTCTGTTGGTTGACTGTAAGCAAAAAAGTAAATAGAATAAACTCCATCCGGAATCGGTGACAGTCCGAACTTATCATTCTTCGGACTACGAATTATTCGTTGTGGTATTCCATAACTTTGTGCATCACTTTTATCAGATGCTTCAGAAATTGCAAAATGTTTATTCCAGTATTCAATTGTTACCGGATAAAGTTTTCGTATTTCATATGGTGCTGATTTTCCACTTACTCCTTCTTCCGTCAGAGTAATATTATCATAATCAACATGAGAATACCAAGTAGTAACATTACTTGTTCCACTAAGAAAATTATACCATCTTGTTCCGGAAACTGTATCAATGGTAGTGTTTCCATAATAATTATTTGCTGGGTCTCCCAGAGCTAAAAAACTCCATTTATCTTCCGCATTGCATATGTCAAAATATGCCCTGTTGATTTGGTCTTTAACTAATTTTTGTATGCCTTTGGCACTACCAGCAAAACTTGCAGAAGTTAATTCAACTTCATTCAGTTCTCTAAGAATTGTATTTGTTAAATCCAGATATGTACGGAACGGAGCTGCCATTTAAAATTCTCTTTTTTTTTAATTAGCTGAACCAGCAGTCTTAACATTTGGTACAGGATTTTCCGCATACATTTTAGTGTCACCCGGAGTTCCCATGTCAGCTTTATCACAAGCTCTTCTTAAATCCGCTTTGTAATAAGCTCTGGGATATTTATCTTTTCCGTGGTCTACGGATGCCACATTATTTCCTTCCATCACACTTGGTTGATGTCTGGTAATTACATCCTCTGCACTTAATCCCTTTTTTACATTTGGCATTTTTTGTTTTTCCCTTTGATTTATATTGTAGAAAGGGGCGAACCTTAATCCGCCCCCTTTAGTTAGTTATTAGTCAATTATGTAGAACGCTGAAGCGAGTGCATTATCTCTAAGAACTTGTCTTCCATAAACATGAAGTCCTCGAACAATGTCACCAAAAGTGGCATGGTCTCTAAGAGTTTCAATGTTAAGAATAGACTGTGCAGTTGCTGTAGAAGAAATATGACCGCAAATTATTTTAGCGGTTGCGTTTGTAACTGCAGCAATATTATTGGATTTATACAATTTAAATCCTCTAACCATTCCTGAAGCCACTAAACCATTTCTTACGCCACCATCACCCTGATTGTAGTCAGAAGTCATTAGTTTTGAAGACTCATTTGCTAATTCTTCATACCATTGTGGACTAGCTAAGAACCATCTGCCTTCTTCCGGCACATTGGCTTCATCTAGTAATCTTGAAAATCTAGCCATTATAGCCAAAGGAGTAATCTCCCCCGTACCATAACCGGTGTCGATTGCATCATTGGCGATAGCCAGTCCTGCATTAGCAGTAGCTGAGTCAGCACCAATCACATGGTCTGGACTAGAAGAAGATACACCGCTAAACATAGCCGCAATTACTTCTGAATCCATTGTATCTTTTAGCGTATAAGCCGCACTTGACGCACCTACGGAAGCCCAATTGACATGAGACATTCTTTCCTCAATGTCATCAATAATAAACTTGAATGAGTTTGCTTTATCAATAACAAGTGTCACTTCTTGGTCTCCAAGGTACTGTTTGGTAGTAGCAGCCGCTCGAGTATAAGCCGCAACAGTTACTGTTGGCTCTTTAATGATTTTGACAGTATCGCCAAAAGCACTAATTTCACCAGCATAATCCGTATTGGTTATAGCTTCAACGACAGATGCTTTTCTGAAGAAGTTTTGAATCTTCTTCGAAAATATCTCAGGAACCCAAAATTCATTGGTTTGACCTGCTGTACTTACATTAAAGTTCGAAGCACTACTATCACCACTATAGTGTAATGTTCCCATTACATCCTCCTTGTAGTTAAGTTGTTGTTGTGATTACAGCTTCTATCTTTTTCTTTATTTATTAATAAGTTGGATTTCCTGAACCGCCATAGTTTCTACCCATGTCATTTACGACACGACCAGCCCTCTGTGCTTCTTCAATAGCTCCCTCATTCTTAGCAAATTCCGATTGAGACATAGCTGCGATTTGAGAACGAGTCCAAATTTTTTTCGTTCCATATCCAATGTCTTTCGTGTTTGTTACCTTTATCATTTCTGACGCAGGTATCATGTCACCGGATACTTCTGATTGTTGTCTGGACTTGCCGGTATCTTGCTTGAAAAGGTCAATTGCTCGAGACGCTAATGTAGCATCAGCATTATTTCCATATATCCATCCTTTGATTTGTTCGGGTTGACTTTCCGCCCAATTATGAAAATCATCTGACTCACGAATTTCTGTAAAGTCTGGATGTAATTTCGACAACCGAGTTTCCGCTTCTTTTCTGGAAATAGATTCATTCATTTTTTTCAGAGACTTAATCTCGTCTTTTAAATTTTCTGATTCCTTCGAAGCGTGAAGATGTGAGACTGATTCAACCACACCATAAACATCAGGATATTCTTTCTTAAAAGCTGCAAGTTCTTCTGCACTCTTTGGAGCTTTATACTTAGGTCTGTTTGACCTAACTTCCGCTAAGAGTTCATCTTCCCTTTGCTTAAAAGAAGTTACCCGACCATCATAATGTTTCTTGAGGTCATCATATCTTTTTTTATAGTCAACCTTTTTATAAGGTTGGTTTTCTGGTTCTGTTAGTTCAGCCGGAGTATCTTCCTTTTCCATTGTATCTATTACAACTTTAGGTCGGTCCTGCTTAACCGCTAGAGTGTTTGCATCAGCAAACGAAGTTTCTGCCGCCTTGTCCATCTTATCATAGTCAAGATAATCTTTCTTCTGATTATACGGATTTGGCTCTTGTTCTTTACTTTCCTGAGAAGTAGCTTTACCTAGTAAGGGGTTCTCATTACTTTTTACCATTGTTAATCACCTTTCTTGTTATTGGGGTCTTACATTATGTAAGAGTAGCCGAAGTAGAGTGCCTAGGTGATAGCCCGGGTAGCTCTACTTTATCTGTAACGACTAGTCATTAATCCGCCTCTAGCCGCACTCATGGGTTCGTTGTTCATATCCTGAACACCCATATCTTTATCATAATCCATTTCCGCTTTTCCCATCATGTTACGAAGTTTATCCACACCTAATTGCTTAACCGCTTTCGCTGTAAAGACAAACTCACCATCCGATAGCATTGCCGGAATTGAATCTGAAGTTCCTGTTCCCGGTCCTTCGATTTCTCCTTCACCGGTAAATTCTTTCATACTCATTTTAGAAATAATATCAACTAATTCTGGATAGTCTTCTATTGCCGCTTCTAAAACTTGTTCTTCATCTGAAGTTAATACGGAAGTATCTATGTTCGCTTCCACTTCCATTTCATCAGGTTCTGTTTCACCCTCTACTTCACTTGGAGTCATCATAGTATCTACTTGCATATTAACATCTGCACTTTGTGGTTGCAGTTCTGGTACAACCATACCTTCTTCTTCCAGTACAGGTCCACCTTCTTGATACGCCCTGTATTCAGGTTGTTCAAAGTATCTGCCAAACCTAGGGTCAAGCAATGGGTCTGTTGGAACTATACCACCAGTTGCCATTTTCTGTTTATTCATAACAA